TGTTATGCGAATCTGCTTTAGAGAAGCTGGTAAATGGATACAAGGCAACCGAAACAACGACAGAGCTTGTAGGCAATCCCGACAATCCCAAAGAAGCCAAGATACAAAAAAAAGTAATAAAAGAAAAATATATTGGACCTAATCCAACTGCGATAATATGGTGGCAGAAAAACAGGGATTCAGAACGGTGGAAAGATAAGGAAAATACACAGGATCTTTCACAAGGCGAATCAAGAGGCAATGCCAAAACCATATGTGATATGGCGTATAATAGAATATACAATAACATATATAAGCATATGAATGAAAGTTTTGCGGGCCTTATTGATTATTATGAAAAGCCATTAGTGCTAATGCGAGGCGGCACAGGATCAGGCAAATCATACGCCTCAGGACAGCTTATAGTTTTGGGTTTGCTAGAAGGTAGAAATCAGCTAATTATAAGAAAAGTGGCGAGGACGTTAAGGCATTCTGTATTTGCAGAAGTACGTAAAACAATTGATTTATGGGCGTTAGACCACTTATTCAAAATAAAAGATAACAGTATGGAGATCTATTGTGTAAATGGAAGCCAAGCATTATTTGGAGGTTGTGTTCCGGACATAGAGAGGATAAAATCGATAACCCCAATGAAGGGCATATGGAACGACATCCACTATGAGGAGATGACGGAACTTACACAAAATGAATATGAAATGATAAGGATGCGGCAGAGGGGCGAGGACGACCGTCCTAGACGCGAATTTGGCAGGTTTAATCCAGTTCACACAGGACATTGGATATATAAATACTTTTATGCAGATCCATCGAAAGCATCTGTTTTTTTAGATCACCACACCACACACAAAGATAACAACTACTTAGCAGAGGAAGACCATACTAGATACGAAAATTATGAAGGCACGAAGCGAGAAGTATACACATTAGGCAATTGGGGCGTATTAGGGGAACTGATATATCCAGATTATGAAATAGTAACAAACAGACCAAAAGACATGGGTGGTGCTGAGGTATTTTACGGATTAGATTTTGGATTTATTAATCCTTCTGCAGTTTTAAGGATACATTACACGGAAAAAGCTATTTACATTGAAGACGAAATTTACAGGATCAGACTTTCTAATAATCGATTAGCAGAGTTAACCAAAGAATTTGCAGGTACAGAATATGTGACATGTGATTCAGCAGAACCGAAATCTATAGAACAATTAAGAGCAGAAGGCGTCAACGCCCTACCAGCAAAAAAAGGGAAAGGCTCGGTACTTTCAGGTATAAAATTCATAAATGGTCATAAAATATACATTAACGAAAGATGTGTAGGCACTATAAAAGAGATAGAAACGTATCAGCGGAAAAAGGATAGCAATGGGCAGGAAATGGAAGAACCAGAAAAGGGACAAGACCACGCAATGGATGCACTGCGCTACGGATTAGAACAAAAAATGAAAAACACTAAAACTCAAATAGGGGTTATATAATGCAATATTACAACAATTTTAATAAAATATTTAAACTAGATCCTGACTCCCCGGGTATGCGCGGGCAAATCATAAAGGATATAATAGAGAGCAGTAAGGTGGAGGATACAAAGGCAAAAGCGAGCTGGGGAAGATACAAACAAGAGCTAGCCTATTTAAAAATAGACCAGAAAACAAAGAAGATAACCTCTAAATCTAACAATAAAGCACATCATGCCTTCCGGTCTGAAATAGCAAACGCCCACACTAATTACCTGCTAGGAATACCAATCAGTTATGATTTAACAGGCGAAGACATAACAGATGAACAGAGACAGCGCTTTGACAGTTTTATACAGAACAACTATTTTGAGCATCTAGACAATAATTTAGGAATAAGGCTAGCGACACAAGGTAAAGCATACCGCTTGTTATATCAAAACCAAAAAAATCTATGGGCCTTAAACTTTCATAGGTGGGAGTGTAAAGTTGTATTAGACGAGAACACGGGAGAGGTTTTGTATGCTATAAGATATTATGATGTGGTAGACAGATATGATGCAACACGCCGTAAAACGCATGTAGAATTCTATGATAACAAATATGTGGAATATTACTCTGAAGCTGAAAATGGCGAGTATTACACAGACGTTGCAAATCTAGGACTTGATGATACCAAGAAACCACACGGATTTGACAAAGTACCGATAATTGAGTTTAAAAATGATGACATTGCACATACCGATTATGAGAGTGTAGAGAACTTGATCGATATATACGACAAGGTAGAAAGCTTAAATATAGACGACATAGAGGAACTCCGCGATGCATATTTGTTTATCAAAGGCATGAACCTAACTCAGGAACAGATGGAAAATATGGCAGAGTCTAACTTGCTTATTACACTGCAAGAATTAGCAGACGCAAAATTCCTTACGAAAAATATTAATCCAGAATATTTAGACAGGTCAATTAAGAGACTGGAACACAACATCTACAGATTAAGCCAGACAGTGGATTACACGGACAAGGATTTCGGCAATACAGCAAGCGGCATAAGCCTTAGATATAAACTTACGGCCATGACGGCAAGAATGACATTAAAGAAGAACAATTATATATTAGGATTAAAAAAGCAATATAGGGTATTGGCAACGGGCTGGCAGATGCTAGCAAGTGTTACAATAGATCCCAATAAGATAAAAATGAACTTTACGCCTAACATGCCAATCGATTTTGAATATTGGTCAAAAGTAGCTCAAGGATTCACCGGCATATTGTCCAAANCAACAATATTAGATATGTTGCCATCAACGATCGTAGCAAACACTCAAGGCGAGCTAGATAGACTACAGCAAGAAGAGGATGCGTATATTCAAAGATTGCCGTCCCCTTCACAGATGGATGAAGAAAAATGAAAAAGGTTAATAGTGCACAGCAGCGAATACGCATGTTATCCAGATTGTTAGAGACACAGATCCCGCGAGAAATGGATTTGTATATTAGCAATAGGGAGACATACCTGCGCGGTTTATATGCAGATGCATTAGATGAAGTTAAGAAAGATCTAGCCAAAGCTTACGAAAAATATGCAGTAGCAGGAAAGTTACGACGTGACGAAATGATGAAATTTAAGAGGCTAATAAGTATGGAGGACAGCATCGCAAAGAAAATGGGCGAGCTAGGTATGAAGGTAAAAAGAGGCACTAGAACCACCATATCAACCACCTTACAAGATACATATTTAAAAACTAGGTATGCACATGAAGCCACTTTAGGCGTCAAGACCGGATTATACGGAATTAATGAGCGTTTAATAGAATCAAACCTTATTAACCCTTACGATCGCATTAAATGGTCATCTCGTATAGATGATAACATTAAGAGATCTATGACTAGGATTAAGAATGCTATAAACCAAGGGACCATACAAGGCTACAGGTACGATAAAATAGCAGGTATGATGAACGATATTGTAGATAAAAATTATTATGAATCAGTGCGTATTGTAAGAACTGAAACACACAGGGCGCAGAATGCAGCGCATGACATGGCACATACACACGCAAAAGCAGCAGCTGAACGGCAGGGAATAAAGATTGTGAAAATGTGGGTATCTGCTAAAGATGACAGGACGAGGGCCGAGCACTTAGAAATGGATGGGGTAACTGCTGATGACGACGGTATCTTTAGAGGCGCACTAACTGCAGAATATCCCGGAGCTACAGGAATGGCGGAGCATGACATTAACTGTAGATGTACAGTAGTAACTAAAGTGGAAGATATAGAGAACGTGCCGGGTGTTGGAGAAGTACCAATTTATAGCGAATGGGTGCAAGGGCAGCACGACAAAATATTGCATGGTTAGACATGAAAGTTACACACAAATTTAATACAAGCAATTACCTGAGGCGAGCAAAAACAGCATTATCTGATTTTTTAACAGTAGCAGGGCAAGTTACAAGAGAGAGCATCGCATCGCAACCGGACCATCCAGTTGATACGGGTCACTTAAGAGACTCCACACTAGCCCAAGAAGTTAATGAACAATTGCAAACTATAAGAATAGTAAACCAGCAGGAATACGCAATATTTGTGGAAGCAAGAACGTATTTTTTCAGTAAAGGTCTAGGTATTGCGAGGTCGAAAATATACGAATTAAAGAAAAAAATAAAGATATGATGATAAATGGTTGACACCGTAGTAAGAAAAGAAATACATAGAATCAAAAAAGACTTAACGGGCATTAGAACGTTAGAGGAGCAAAAAAAATGAAAGATGACGATAAGAAAGCAGAGGGTATCAATATCACTGATTTAACAGAAGACCAGGTAAAGGATCTTTTAGAAAAGAACGAATATGCGCGAAGATATATCCAGCGGGAAATAGACACAAAAGTATCTAAAGGGATAAATACGTGGAAAGAAGAGACTTTGCCGGGCGTAGTTAAAAGCGAGCTTGAAAAGATTAATCCAAAAGAGACAGCGGAGCAGCGAGAGTTACGGGAGATAAAGGAGCGAATGGCAGTTTTAGAGGGCGAAAAGAAAAGATCAGATTTGACTAACATAGCACTCAAACGGCTAACAGCAGAAAAATTACCTGATGAATTTTTGGATATGATTAATCTAAAAGATGAAGAAACGGTAAATAATCAAATAGAAAAACTAAAAACTGCATTTGTAGACAAGATACAGACTGCAGTAGAGGAGCAAGTAGCAGCCAAAACGGGGCGTAAACCTGTAGAAAATAATAAAGATACCTCGTCGCCTTTGAATTATAATCCATATGACAAAGCGACCTGGAACTTTACAAAGCAGCTACAGCTCGAGCAAAAACAGGCAGATTTAGCTAAAGAATTAAAGGAATCTGCTAAATAATAAGGAGTTAACATGGCAATAGCATATACAGATTTAAACGGGGTAGAGCAACCCCGATTCGCGGATTTCGTAAGAGAGCAAGCAACCGAAAAAAATATATTGGTTGTGAGCGGTGCAGTAAAGAAGGTATCCTTAAGAGACTTAGGTCTTTCTTATGTGGAAGGTAAAACACAAGCAACGTTCCCATTTTGGCAAGTAGATTCGAGTACGCACACAGACTTGACCGACACCAACACGGCAGTAAATCCAGTTGCGATAGAAGCCGGGTCGCAAGTCGCCAAGATTTTGACACGAGGTCGCGCATGGGGCATTACAGAGCTTGCGAAAAAGATTGGCGGTGGTGATCCGCTGGATGGATTAGCCAAATTAATGGGTGAATTTTGGTCAAAAAATTATCATAATGCAGGAATATCAATTCTAAAAGGATTATTTGGTGATGGTGCTACCGGCACACTAGAAGACAACTATCTAGATTCAACAGCAGGTGTGCTAACTGGGGAAACTTTTAATAATGGAGTTTATAAACTAGGTGATGCGAAAGAGAGAATAGCGTTGCATTTGTGCCACTCAAAGGTGTTACAGAAACTGGAAGATCTTAACGAAGTATTAATAACAGTATCGGCAGCAGATCCGACACAAAAGGTGCATTTGTTCAGGCGTTCAGGTAAGCCAATCCTTATAGATGACAGTATCGATTATGGAAGTGGATTGGTAGGATCAGATGAAGCCGCTGTGTACCACGTTGGCGAAGGCGCAATGTTGCTTTGTGATGACTATCACGACAGTATTACAAGAGGCGAAATCTATACCACGGGCGTTAAAGGTGTATGGCACAGGAAAATGTTTATGCTGCATCCTAACGGCGTAAACTGGGAAGAAAGCGAAGTCTCCGGGATAACCGCAAGTAATGCAAATCTAGAAGAAGTGGCAAACTGGGATTTAACATGGGATAGAAAGAATGTTCCTATTGTTCGTCAAGACGTAAAATTGGCGTAAGGGGGAATAATGAGTGTAATAGATAAAAAAGCAGCATTGGAATTATTGATCGAAAAGCAATTTGACAGACAGCATCCACTTATAACCGGTAGGATGGATACTCTCGTGCAAAATGCTACATTGATAAAGACAGAAACAGACAAGATTCCGGATATAAAAACAGAAACAGACAAGATTCCAGCAACCATAACAAAGATAGATAATCTTGTAGACTTAAATGGTATTCTTATAAAGAAAGAAGATCACAAGTGCGACGGGGATGGAGCACAGGCAGATGACATATTCACGTTTACCGGCCCGATTTTGATAAAAGAGTACTACATGATTATTAAAGCAGCAACTGACGCAACGACGTTTACTGGCGTACAATTCAATTTACACGATGAAACTAACGATGTGGCATTGGATGGCGACGTTTCCGGCAGTGCAACAGTAGCAGGATCTTTGTTTGGTAAGTTTGGTAATCAAGCAGCCGACCTTGTAACGGTAAAAGCTGACGAAGTGCGAATAATCGAGAACGCATCACATCCAAGCCCGTTTTATGGTATTATAGCGGTACCAAAAGCAGGCGACGTTGCCAACACTGTACAGTTGCTATTCACAGGAGATTCTGATACAGATATTGACGTAGATATATACATGCGTTACGTACCATTAACGAGTGACGCGGGAGTAACGGTAACCACCGCGGAGTAATAAAAAGTGAAGGGGTGGTGCTATAACCGCCCCCTTTATAGCAGGGGATATTATGACAACAGCAGACATAAAAGCGTTGATAGGTATTACGGAGGAAACGTACGATGCACAGATTGCCTTACTATACCCGGAAGTAGTTGCCAATTTACAGTTGGAACTTAACATGCAGTTTGATCTAGATGAAGATGAAAACATAATAATTCCGTACGGGCTAAGAGTATTGGTAGCGGATGATATAAAGCAAAGGATAGAAGATTTAAGGGACGTTACGAATCAAAGTTTAGGGGATTATTCGGTAGGTTATAATGAGACGGGGCACAAGGGGAATACATGGCGCTCTACTCTCATTAAACTTTATCAAGTACCAAGGACGTACTGATGAGTATAAGGCGATTATTGACTGATGTAGTGACCGTGTGGGGCACAAATGAAGCGATTGCAGATGGTGTCGGCGGTTTTAAGCGAACGGTAAAGAAGATTCACGAGAATATACCGGTTAGAATATCCACGAGAAATGCATCAGAAAGATACACAAATGAAGTGTTAGACCGCAAAGTTACTCATAAGTTATACACGGTAAACGAAATTAATGTAGGGCAGTACGTAGAGCATGATAACAAGGATTACGCTATATTAAGAGTTGGTGAATACAAGGACATTAGAGGTATAGAAAGTTATTACGTAGCGGATTGTGAGGTAAAGAATGAATAAGATAAATGCCTTAAAGACCATGATCTACAATGAGATCAACCCGATACTTAACGATCTGGATTGTACTTTATATTACGGCATATGTAACGCTGAAAACAGGCAGGGAATATATGCGATTTACCAAGTTTACAATATAACCGAAAATGATTCTACGGGTCAGTTTCGGGATGATGTATATATACAAATAGCTGTATACATAAACGTGGATAACTATGTAGCAGCAACATCTCTGGAGGCTGACAATATTATAGAGATATTAAGAAACGCATTAAAGGAAAACAATATTACAACAACTATAAACGACGTAGCATATACATTATGCTGCTCTTTACCAGAAATGATAACGCCAGCGCTGTTCAATAACGAAAAACATGAGTGGATGTCATTATTGCGCATTAAAGCGTTATTCACAAACACAAAATAGGAGACAAAATGGCACAATATACAGGTAATACCGGGAGCGTAAAGATAAACGACGTGGATTATGAAGTTTTGAGTTGGACACTAGAAGAATCTATAAATGCAATAGAAACGACACCTATAAGCAAACCTGGCAAAACTGCAGTTACACGGATGTCAAACGGACTTAGGGACAGCACAGGATCGTTAACGTTTGACGTTACAGACACAAAACGGCCAATAAGGACTACAATCGGCGCTCCAGTAGCGTTCGAATTTGAAGATGAACATGAAAAATATTCAGGTAATTTATTAGTAACAAGCTCATCTACACCAAGACAAGTTGGCGAAAAGGTAACTTGCAGTGTAGATATTGCAGTAGACGGTGAGGTAGATATAGAGCCGGTAACATCATAAGAGGTAATCATGTACACAGGTAATCAAGGATTTGTAAAGATCGGTAATGACGAGCTAGACGTAATAAGTTATGAATTTGCCGATTCTATAAATGCAATAGAAACGACACCTATAAGCAAACCTGGCAAAACTGCAGTTACACGGATGTCGAGTAAACTAAGGGATATATCCGGCAGTGTAAGCCTGGATCTTTCCGACACACAACGCCGTTTAGATATTTCAGAAAATCAAGTATTTGATTTTGAATTCGAGGACAGGTATGCATTATACTATGGTAAGCTAGTCGTCGCTAATGTAGGTGGTACAGTATCCGTAGGTGAGAAAACAGGAATCACAATAGACTTTACATCGACTGCTCATGTAGAATTTTTGGATGCTCCATACATTACACAGGCGACCTGGAATGATGGGACACAACAGCTAACGGTAGAATGGGATAGAAGGCCAGATCCAAACACGGACGATGTACAACAGTTATGGTATAAACTACCGCAAGGCACATGGAAGACGCATTTAAACAACATTGCACACGATACAATAACCGTAACTAACACAATAGATCACTTTATAGAAGAAACTTTAGGAGCGGGAACCGAAACGGATGTAATGTTCGCGATGAAAGTATCCTTAGGTGGCAAAATATCACCTAAATCAAATATCATAACAGAGACTATAACGATGGCGGAATAATGAAGTTTGCAGACAGAAGAGATTTAGACGTAAATGGTAGAAAGATTGTAATAAGGCAACGCAGTTTAAACGATATTATTGTGCTGGAAACAGTGGCTCGCAGATATAAAGGCAAAACAGCAGGAGCGGCATTGTTGTTATCTAAAAAAATACAAGATGCAACTAAACGCGACAATAAAAGATGGTGGATATTTAAGCCAACTGTAAGATCCGTAATGAAAAGCTATTCAATTCAAGAGCTGAAATACATATCAGAACAAATCGATAAGTTAGAAGGATACGAAGAAAAAAAAAAGGACAAAACAGAGTAACATGGTCTGTTTACGTAGGTGCTTTAACCCATTTTTATGGATTCTCCATAAAAGAAGTGGGTGATATGAGTATTTGGTATATAAACAGCTACATGGAAAACATAATAAATATAACAAATTGGTTGAGTGGTGGGAAGCGATTATGCACTTATCCACTACTAGAAAAACTTATTGACGACCAGAAAATACGCGAGGATGTATACTAGATGGCTGATAAAGTAGGCGAAATATATGTAGAGCTGGAAGCTCGATCAGACAAAATGGAGAAAGAGCTAAAATCAGCGGAGCGGCAAACGTCTCAATCTTCTGACAAGATGTCAAACAGCCTTAAAAAAATAGCAATTACAGTTGGTTCCGTAGTTGCTGCGTTTATGGCTTTGCGTAAAGTAAGAGGCATCTTAGACGACTTAACACAGGCAGCGAGACGTCAAGAGCGGGCTTTAAGGATGTTAGAAGGACAAGTAAAAGCTACGGGAGGAGCTGCTGGGTTTACAGCTTTACAACTGCAACGAATGGCTGGAGAATTGCAAGCTGTTTCTAATTTTGGAGACGAGGAATTAATGGAAACGGCAATATCATCCATGTTGAAATTTAATAATGTTACTGGTGCAACATTCGAAAGATCTATCGCCTTAGTAGCAGACATGACCACGCAAACAGGTAGCTTGTCCGGCAATGCGGAAAGGCTAGGCAGAAGCCTAGAAGACCCGATACGTGCAATAACAATGTTAGAACGGTCAGGAATACAATTCAATGCAGAGCAAGAAAAGATGATTCGCGGTTTTATGGAGACCAACGAGCTTGCTAAGGCACAGGCAATTGTACTTGATGCAGTAGAGCGAAGTTACGGTGGGCTAGCTAAAGCGATGGTTGAGCCTACAATCCAATTAAAAAATCTATGGGGTGATTTACAAGAAGAGCTCGGATTCGGGATGGTAAGAGCATCTGACAATATAGCCAGAAGTTTAATCCCGGTTTTGGAGAATGCCATCGATTACATGGTGGCCTTGCGCCATGACACCAAAGGTTTTAGAGAAGAGTTAGACAAGCTGAATGCGGATGGCATAAAAGGAGCAAAAGAAGCGCTTGAAGACAAAACGGAAGCTATAAAGGGGGCTCACGGCTGGTTATTAGAGTTAAGAGCGGCTTGGTTAGGGATTAAAACCGCAGGAGTATTTGTAGGCAAAACTATAGAATCCACAATTAGAGATACCTCGACAACATTATATGATCTACTAAATACCTTTAATCTTATACCAGGAATCAATTATGATCTACAAAAATCTTACGAAGATCTATTAAGAAGCGCGTTAGGTGACACAGCTAAATTGAATGAATTATATAAAGATAAAGTCGCGGCAGCTATTGAATATAATAATAAGATGAAACAGGAACAATCAGAACAAGAAACACTCAACGAGCTGACGGCGACGAGAATAGCTTTACAGCAATATCTAAAGCAAGAGATGCGAAAACAAATTGATGAACAAATAGCAGGCACAAGGCTGGTGCACGCAGAAGAACAAGAATTATTAGATCAGATTCTAGATAGCCATAATACTATTACAAAAATAAATGATGACATACACAATAGAAAGCTAAACAACTTGCGCGAAACAATAGCCAAGGAAGCGGAATATGCAAAGTATGGATTAGAGAATATTGAGATAATAAAGGAAGCTTGGGACACCTATTTTGAGCATTTATTAACGATGTATAACGAAGATAGCCGGGAGTATAAAGCAGCTTTAAAACAAAAAGACGAATACATGGAAATGTTTAAAGATGAAGCAAGTGCTGTATGGCAAGAGATAGGAAACATTATAGCATCCAATATGGCTTCAGCTTTCGGGAATATCATTTCATGGACGGACGAGACTTCCAGCGCATTTGAGAAAATGACGGAATCTATATTGGTAGATATAGCTAGAATGATTGCAAGGAAAGCAGTATTAACTTCACTTTCATTTATACCGGTATTTGGCGNGATAACTGGCGGATTTTTCAACGAAGGTGGTACAGTAGGCTACAATCAAGGCGGGACAGCCGGTAAAGAGGGCAAGGTAATCTATGCATCAAGTGGAATGAGTATTCCCGGGTACGGTACCAGGGACACAGTCCCGGCAATGCTAACGCCCGGCGAAGAGGTTATTAATGCACTCTCTGCACAACTGAATAGGCCTTTGCTTAAAGCTATAAACAACAATCCGTATGCTGTCCAGCATATGGCATCGGGCGGCACTGCAGGATTTGGCAATATAGAAGGGATATTAAACAGGATCGCCGGTAAAGATAATAATGTAAATGTAAATGTAATAAACAGAATAGATCCCAACATGGTGAGTGACGCCAATAAAATAGGCATAAGGAAACAAGGTAATATTGCAGGCTTATAAATGTATAAAATAGAGTTTAAAGATTTTGATGACGTACTGCAACACACAGTAACAGAAGAGATAATCAAGCTTCAATTTTCTGGACAGGAGATAGAGGGGGTAGTTGAGGGGACAAGATCACCTTCTAGGGCACAACTAGAAGTTTATAAAACTAATTGGATAGACAACAATATATGTAAATCCCCAGTTGCAAACATTGCAGCTAGGGACATATCCAAATATAAGGCTCATATTTATTGGGGAGTTTGGAACTCCATAAATGAAGAATATGATTATACATTAATAGACACAATGTTTTTGTTTCACGAAAGCGTCTACACAGAACCTGACAGTGATTTTGCTAATATAACATTATATGATACTACTAATTTGTTTACCAAGTATGCAGACCTAAATTTCAAAGGGACTGCAACGATAGGCGAAAACAGATGGGCACTAGAGGATGTTTTACAACCGTGGATAGATGAGATAAATGCAGACCTTGGCACAAACATAACCATTGATTCAATTGATGAGAACACTTTAAGGTCTAGCGTGGAGTCCTTCGAAACAATAAAAGAATATAATCTAGATGAACAAGCCGGCACAGTAAACAGCATATGGCGCCCAACGACAAGCATGATAAAAGGATTAAAAGACGGCTATACCCNTGGCATCATTCAGAATGTTGACATTTACGAAAGGGTAAAAATAGGCTTCCAGCAACAAGCGGATTTACAATATCCAGAGATTAAAATTATAGCATTAAAAATATGGAGAAGTAAACACCCAGAGGCAGAGACATCAGGAGTCAATCCACCTAACATAACGTGGAATTACCGGCCGGAATATTATGGAATATTGAAAGTGTGGAGAGTAAAGATCTACAATAACGTCTGTGCAGAAATAGAGAAAGAGGACGACCTTGTCGCTAACTGGAGTTATATAACACCAAGTAGCTGGGTAGTTGAAGGAGAACGTACAGATCCACCATTAAATCTAGCAGTAGAAGGCTTAACTGCAGGAGAAAATAAAAGGCAATGGACCTGGGGCGTAAATGACGAAGATGAACAAACGTCAACCCAATGGAGTCAGTTAATAGAAAGATTTAATTATCACAATATGCGGACTACAGGGGGCGGGAGCTCTAAGAGTGCTATTTTTGCCGATAATGTAACTACTCCTTTTAAACAAAACTATGATTTACCGCAACCTGCAGGTGGCAAATTAAGGATCATAATTGAGGATGTTGACTTTCCAGGCTTTACTTCAGATACTTCAGCTATAGAGAAAATAGAAATAAAAAGGAGAGGAGCAATCATCCCTAGCTATTACAATTTGCTAAGCCGGGAATTAAATTATTATAGCACGGTATCGGATTTCTTATACCTAAGGAATCAAGTAATCGTATTAACGGCAACGGGCGATATAAAAGTAGCAGCTAAACAGAAGGAAGTGGATCTAAATGTAACACCTATAAGCAATAGTGACGTAGAATTTAAGCAAAAATCTATTCAAGGCTGGAGCGGTTTTACTAGGGAATTTGGAAGTTTAAGGGGGGACACGAGCTATTTAAAAGAGTATTTAGATCAGTTGGTGAAGGATTTTCAATCACGGCG